ATCTATACACCGAAGGCGAATGGAAAGGACACCTAAAACCCCCATTAAAAGACCATATTGAAGGCGGTAAGGCTTTTCTAAATAGATGCGACGATATGTTAGTAATTCACCGCCTAATAAAGCATGAACAAATGAAATATAAAACAATGATTAGTATTGAAAAAGTAAAGGATACGGAAACGGGAGGAAAAATAACGGGAATCGGCGAACAACTTTTATGCGATTGGAATAGTGGTTTAGGCTTTGAACTATACGGTGTTAATCCTTTACGAGATATGCGAAATCCAAATAAATCTAATTTACCTTTTTAAAATGGACGATTTAATAATTTTAAAAGCGAAGGTTTTAACCACGTACACCGCAACAAAAGTACAAAGCAGTTTGGACGAAATAAAAGAGAAAAACGGACACCGTACCGACTTAATCGAATCAATGGAAGCAACGTTATTAGACCTTAACGAAATACGTAGAATAATTGACGGCTTAGAAAAAGAACTAAGGTTTGCGAATTCATCCGCATTTAGGTTAGAACGGTTATGCTTAGAACTGAAAGTTGAAAATAAAGAACTGAAAAACGAAATAAAATCGTTAACTACGGAGTTATAAAATAAACTGAAAACTTTAACCTTTGAGTTATGAAATGCAAAAATTGCAAAGCCGCGTTTACCCCCGTTAGGTTTAATCAAAAATTTTGTTTGGAATCGGATTGCGTAAAGGTATGGATAGAATCGGAAAAGGAAAAGCAATGGAAGAAAAAAAAGAAGGTGTTAAAAGACGAACTGCAAACACTACCCGAACTGCTTAAATTGGCGCAAATAACCTTTAATAAGTACATTCGATTACGCGATAAGGATAAACCTTGCGTAAGTTGCGAAAAGCCGTTAGGCGTAAAATTTGATGCGGGACATTACTTTAGTATGGGAGGGCATAAGGCGGTAACGTTTGACGAAGAAAATGTACACGGGCAATGTGTTACTTGTAATCAGCATAAACACGGAAATATACTTTATTATCAAATAGGAATTCAAAAAAGAATAGGAGCGGATAGGCTTATAGAATTACACGCCCGCGCATACGAAACAAAGAAATGGACACGGGAGGAATTAAACGAAATAATTAAACGCTATAAACAAAAAATAAATGAAATTTGAAACGCTTAAAGACCTACAAAATGAAATGGAAGCTATTTCCGTTTTTTGCGATGAATACGATTTAAGTTGTAATAAGTTAGACGAAAACGATGTAGATTTTGAGTTACTAAAATACGGACAAAGAATAGGCTACGCAGAAGTAAAGGGAAGAAATAAAACAATACAGGAAGCCTACCCGTTACCGATAGCCGTTAGGAAGCTAGTTAAGTTAATGGACAAAAAGACGAACCCCGTAATTATTTGGAAATGCTACGACGGAATAATTTACGGCAAACTTAAAAAACTCAAAGGAGAAATAAGAATAGGAGGTAGAACACCGCGCGAAAATTCCGTTAATGACATTGAGTTAATGGCTTATTTTGAAAGGTCTAAAGAACTAATCGAAAAAAAAATTTAAAAAAATTTATATCGAAGTATTGCAGATTAAAAAATAAGTATTACATTTGTGTATAATTAAAAACGAAAACGCTATGAAAATGCAGGCAAAAGATTTGAAAGTAGGAATGACAATTAAGCACGGATATTATGTAATGGTTATTGATTCGGTTGAATTATCAAATCAAAAAAACGGAACTCCAACAATTATTGTTAATGGAGTTACAGAATATACCAAAAAAAATAAATATGGTAAATATGCGAACCCGTCAAGAAATGAATTTGTTTTCAAACATTTAACTTTTGTAAACGCTAACTAATTAATAAAACAAGGGGTGCGACTTGGTAACGCACATTAATTTTTATACGCTATGAAAAATTTATTTAAATCGTTGGCAGCCTTCCAACAAGAAGTACCCGTAATTCACAAGGGTACGCAAGGCTTCGGGTATTCTTACGCGGATTTACCCGCTATCTTTGAAAAGATTAACCCGCTACTAAAAAAACACGGATTAGGATTCACTCAGTTGCTTAATTCTAAAGATGGGGAAAACTATTTAGTTACCGTTCTTTTTCACGTTGAAAGCGGGGAATCAATCGAAAGCACTACATTAATTCCGCAAGTTGAACTTAAGGGGATGAATTCTTACCAATCATTCGGGAGCGGTTGCACCTATTTCCGTCGTTACTGCCTTAGTTCAATTTGTGGTTTGGTTACGGACAAAGATACGGACGCAAGCGGTGAACAAGTAAAAGACGAACCCAAAAAACCAACCATTGATAACAAGAGGTTAGGCAAGGCAATCGAAACCATTTCCGCGGGTAAATACACTAAAGAGGAATTGTTAGCTAATTTTAGCCTTACGGAAGCGCAGTTAAAAATGATTGAAACTATTTGAGCGTCTAATTTAATAAAGTTGTTATGAAAGTAAGATGCTCACAAATTGGCAAGATAATGGCAACCCCGCGTAAAGCGGGGGAGGTGCTATCGGAAACGGCTAAAACCTACGTTCACGATTTAGTATTGGAAGAAAAATACGGAATAAAAAAAGAGTTTAGTTCGCGTTACACGGATAAAGGTAACGAGGTAGAGGAAATCGGAATAGCATTAGTAAACGAGGTGTTAAACTATAAATTCATTTACAAGAATTACGAGTTTTTCGAAAACGATTGGGTTAAGGGAACGCCCGACGTAAACACGGACGAAGTTTTATTAGATGTTAAATGCTCTTGGGACGCTACAACGTTTCCGTTTTTTGATACGGAAGTACCTAATAAGGATTATTTTTTTCAACTCCAAGGGTATATGTGGCTAACGGGAAAACAAGAAAGCATTTTAGCTTATTGTTTAATCAATACACCGTTTCAAATGGTTGAAGACGAAATAAGGAGGGCGCATTGGAAATTCAATTTAATCGAGGAAAACACGGAACTACGTAAAGAGGTAGAAAGTAAACACATTTTTGACCATATCCCCGAACATAAAAGGGTAAAGTATTGGTTTATTCGAAGGGACGAATCAGTAATTGAAAAAATAAAGGAGCGCGTAGAGTTATGCCGAGAATACTATAACTTATTAATGCAAACATTATGATTAAAGAAATAATTAATGAATTTAATCCTATGTCAATAAGCATAGAAATAAATAAGCATAAAGAGTATTATGAATCAGTTGTTTCTTTTTTAGATGAAAAACAATTAAAATATATATCTAAGGATATTTTAGATGAAATGATAAATAGAAATACTATTGTAAAGGTTTGTTGTTATCCAATAACTCCTATTGGTTTTTATGATATATTCCATTATGACTTAGACATAGCTTTAGAATTAATGTATAACGCGCTAAAAGATGAATAAATGAACATAACACACGACCAAGAACCAATAAAACACGAAGACACCGTATTAATGGCGGTAATGACAAAATACTACGAACGAAGCAAAAAAGGCTTACGGAAATACGGAACTAACTTAGATAGAACCGACGTTGATTTATTAGGGTGGTTAAACCATTTACAAGATGAACTTATGGACGCAACGTTGTATATTGAAAAACTAAAAAAAGAACTATGAAACAATAATTAGCAGAACAAATGAAGTGCTTTAAGATGCACTATTTGATTAAAGTAAATAAGAAAAACCAATAAATGTATAATATAGTGCTATTTACTGCACGAATAAATCAGAATAAGATGAAAGAAACAGCAGTTCAATGGTTGATGCATCAAATGTTAGAAGGTTCAATGAATAGAGAAACAGGAGAGATGCATATTAAATTACCTAAAGATGCATTTACCATAGCCAAAGAAATGGAGAAAGAGCAGATAATTGAATTTGCAGATGAATACGGTACATATTTGCTTCAAGGAGGTACAATGAGTGCAGTAACTTACAACGAAACCTTTAAATCAGAATAATATGAGAAGTGAAGATATTGAATTTTGTATTGTTTATGGAGCAATTAGTTTTTCAGGATTTTGTATAGCAATTCACTATTGGTATTACCAATTATTTAAAAAAAAAGAAAAAGAAACCTTTAAATCAGAATAATATGAAAGCAAAACTAAGCTTTGACCTACCCGAAGACGAACACGAATTTTACTGCGCCAACAAAGGTAAAGATATGTTTGTAGTACTTTGGAACCTTCAGCAGGAACTACGTAAGCTATACAAGTACGAAGAACTAAACGAAGACGAATGGCAAATAGTAGAAAGGCTACAAGATTTTCTAAACAATAGCCTAAACGAAAACGAAATAAACTTAAATAAATAAAAAATGGAAACAAAAGTAAACACGGGAGCAATTTTTAAGAATGACAAAAAACAAGGTAACCAACCCGACTACCGAGGCAAAGTCAATGTAAACGGAAAAGAAATGGAAATAGCGTTATGGTTAAAAGAATCTTCGAAAGGCACTAAATACTTTTCGTGTTCATTTAGCGAGCCTCGAACCAACGAAGCGCCTAAACAAGTTAACACGCAAATAATTGAAAACGACGATTTACCCTTTTAATTATGTTTATAGATGACAATTCATTACGTAAGGAGTTGAAAAATATACTCCTTACCAAAACACGAAACCAAGTTGTAAAGGAAATAAAATCCAAAGGGTTAAAAATGCACCAATATACCATAGACCGTTTTTTGTCAGGTGCATTGGTAAGCATTAAAACCCTTAGAACCTTAGACGAATACGTATATCGACACCAAAAAGGATTTAAGTAAGTGTAATTAAAATATAAACATTATATTTGATGACAAATTAAACAAAATGGAATGGGTAAGCGTAGTCGCAAAAGACCATAAGGAATGGGTTAAACTTGTAAAAACTTTTGGCGAAGATTTTTACGCGGAAGACATTGTACAAGAAGCCTACCTACGTTTGTATCGTTATTGCAAACCTGAAAACGTTATTCAAAATGGGCAAGTTAATAAAGGTTTTATGTATTTTGTTCTACGCAATCTTTACTTATTACACGTTAAGAGCGAAAAAAAGGGAGAAATGGTAAACTTAGATAACTTACCCATGCTAAAAGACGAACCAACCAACTTACCAAAGGAAGAAGCCTACTCAAGAATGTTAGCTAAGATTTACGAAGAAGTTGATTCTTGGCATTGGTACGATAAACAACTATTTACAATTTACAAAGACACGGACTTAAGCATAAGAGACATAGCAAAAGAAACTACGATTTCGAGCAGTTCTATTTTCAACACGTTAAAGAACTGCAAAAGCAAAGTAAGGAATAAGTTTAAGGAGGAATACGAAGATTACAAAAACACGGATTACGAATTAATTAAATAAAACAACTATGGCACGACCAAGAAAAAAACAAGCCGAAGGACTAGGAGACACGGTAGAAAACATTTTAGAAGTTACAGGAATAGCCAAGGTAGCTAAATGGGTACTAGGCGAGGACTGCGGTTGCGAGGAGCGCAAACAAAAACTAAACGACCTATGGAGGTACACTAAACCCGAATGCCTAACGGAAGACGAATACAAATACCTAGACGATTTTTATACTAACCTAAAAAGTAGCGTAAGTCCTAACCAACAAAGGGAACTATTAAAGATTTACAACCGAGTATTTAAGCAAAGAATGCAACCTACTTCCTGCGGTAGTTGCGTTAGGGAAATCGTAAACAAGTTAAACAAGCTATATTCAATTTACAAAGAAGAAAATGCCACTACCGAAGCCGAATCCTAACGAAGAAAAAAAAGAGTTCGTAATGCGTTGTATGGGGGACGATACGATGAATAAAGAATTTCCCGACACCGACCAACGTTTGGCGGTTTGTTCGTCTACTTACGAGGAATCTAAACTATCAAAACACGAAAACAATGGGACAAGGAAGACCAAATAAAATACATAGCCCCGAACACCTTTGGGAATTATTCACGGAGTACAAAAGACACGTAAAGAACAATCCAATCTTAAAACATACTTTCGTAGGTAAAGAAGGTAGGAGCGAATATAGCGAACTTGAACGACCTTTAACCATAGAAGGGTTCGAATGTTATTGCGCGGATTTAGGAATCATAGGCGATTTAAGCCATTATTTTGCGAATACGAACGGAAGGTATAAGCGTTTTTTAACTATCGTTACGCGTATACGCAGGGAGGTACGCAACGACCAAATAGGTGGAGGTATGGCGGGAATCTATAACCCAAGCATTACGGCACGTCTAAACAACTTAGTAGAGAAAAAAGAAATTACCAACGTCGAACAACCATTATTCCCCGATGTTTCGGAAGACAACAGCGATTCGGAAGATTCTAAATCTTAAAAAACGAATTAAGATTATTCAAGGCGGTACTTCAGCGGGTAAGACGTTTGGAATAATTCCCGTTTTAATCGACAAAGCCGCACGGCACGAAGGTTTGGAAATATCAATAGTCGCGGAAACTATACCCCATTTAAGACGGGGAGCGCTTAAAGATTTTCTAAAAATAATGAAATGGACGGGTAGGTTCTTCGAAGATAGGTTTAACAAATCTTTACTGCGTTACGAGTTCGCCAATGGAAGCGTTATTGAATTCTTTTCCGCAGACGATTCGAGTAAACTACGGGGAGCAAGGCGCGACATTCTTTATATCAACGAATGTAATAACGTTACCTTCGATTCCTATAACGAACTTGCTATACGAACACGAAAAGAAGTATATTTAGATTTTAACCCTGCTAACGAATTTTGGGTACACACCGAACTAAAAGACGAACCCGACTCCGATTTTTTAATTCTCACGTACAAGGATAACGAAGCCTTAGACCAAAGCATAATAGACCAAATCGAAAAGAACAAAGAGAAAGCGAAAACGTCTACATATTGGGCTAATTGGTGGAAGGTTTACGGCGAAGGGCAATTAGGAATTTTAGAGGGGGTTGTGTTCTCAAATTGGAAACAAATTGATACGATACCCAAAGAAGCGAAGTTGCTTGGAATAGGTTTGGACTTTGGTTACACAAACGACCCGACCGCTATTATTGAAATATACAATTACAACGGGCAACGAATCGTTAACGAGGTAGCATACCAAACAGGGTTATTAAATAGCGAAATAGCGAAACTCCTACCAAAACACGTACCCGTTTACGCGGATTCCTCCGAACCAAAAAGTATAGACGAAATTAAACGCTTTGGAATAACGATTAAAGGAGTAACGAAGGGTAAGGATTCAATAAACTACGGAATAGACGTAATTCAAAGACAAGAATACTTAGTTACTGCGAATAGCGGTAATTTAATCAAAGAATTGCGCTCGTATGTTTGGGACACCGACAAACAAGGCAAACGTTTAAACAAACCAATAGATTTTAATAACCACGCTATCGACGCTTTCCGTTATCACGAAATGGAAACGTTAGGCATAGGAGCAAATTACGGAAGCTATGCAATACGGTAAGACGGACGATATGCAAGTAATGATGCGAGCCGTTGAGGAATACATTTACATTCGTAAGGGAGTAAGGGTGCAAATAATGTTTAACAATATGCAAAGGTTTCCCGTTCACTTCGAAATGCTTTTAAAGGCTTATGAAGTTGCCATGAGTTACAAAAACCAAAATAAATAATTAATTATATATGAAAGTCGAAATAACTATTCCTAGTTCAATTAGCGAAATTCCTTTAATGAATTATCAAAAATTCCTGAAGGTTCAAAAGAATTCAAACGACGAAGAATTTATAGCGCAAAAAATGATTGAAATATTCTGCGGAATAGAATTAAAGGAGGTTGTTAAAATGAAGCTAACTAGCATTAACGATTTGGTTTTACATTTTAATCAAATCTTTTCAGTTAAGCCAAAGT